ATAATCAATATCCTTAGTTTTCAATAGTTTGTTTAGATAACCATTCAGCTTCTTTTCAATCCAGCGAATAGCAAGTTGACCAGACAGAGTAATTGCTTCTGCTTGTCTAGTGTCAAAGAATCTAAAGTATTGATTACCAAGGGCGCCATACGCAGAGTTCAATTGTACTTTCTTTGCCAACTGCAAGTTCTTGTACTTTGAAATCTGATTTGATATTTCACGTTTATGTTCTTTGTTTGTTTCTTTTTCGTAAGCCTTCTGTGCTTCAATCATTTTCTTTTTGTACAATGAACGATCATCATACATGCGTTGCATCATAGCTGGTAAGAAGCCTTGCTTGTCACGCTTGAAGTAATGACCATTAGCTGCCATGCAATATTCTCCCTGTGCTTGATATTCGCTGTTCAGCAAATTATCAATAGAGATACTTGTGTGGCGACCTTCAACAATTGTTTCTGGTGAAATATTGTATTGCATAATCAAATGTGGGTAGAGTGAATTCAAGTCAAACGACACAACCCATTCATGCATACCAATGATTGGATCTTTCACATAAGCACCAGCAAATTGTGAATCTTTAGCTGTATGAGCATTCTGAGGCACAACAATATTCTTTTCAATCAAATCGTTATGAATCAAAGTATCCCACATACGCACCTGTGTGAACACATCGTTGTAATTAACTTTAGCATCATACGCAAGCGCCAGCGCCATGTCAATCAATTGCATCTTTGCATCAATACGATCCACAAGTTCAACGTCATGGATGTTGTATTCAATAAACTTTTGAAAGTTTGTTTTGTACAATTGATGAAGACTTTCAACTTCCGAGTAGTCTAGTTTCTTTTCACCGAGTTCAAGATATGCAATGTGATTGAGGCTAAAACTTTCTTGCTGTGAGTAAGTAAACTTTCTGTACAACTCAAGATAGTCAAGTGTTGCGATACCCACAAACTCAAACATAGTTTGCGGCTTATTGAGAATTGTTGTTGTTCGTTCATAGATTCTATGAAATGGAGATAGACGCTGTGCAGTATTATCGCCCATGAGTTTTGTGATACGATTGTTCAGATATGGAATATCAAAGAATTGAATATTCCAACCAGTCACAATGTCTGGAGATGTTTCTTCCCACATTTCAAGGAAACGCATAATGAGATTATTTTCATCACGACACTTCGTATATGTTACGTCATCACGATTGGTTTCATAGTCACCACAACCAAACACATAGAAGTGTCCAGCTATCTTAAACGTGATTGCTGTAATTGGCTCACTTGCAGACTCGGGTTCAGGAAAGCCATTTTCAGAACCAACCTCAATGTCAATGTTCGCAATCTTAATTTGTTGCGGATCATAATCTATTTTTCCTGGATATGCTTCGTTGATGTACACATAAGGAAAGTTTGTTGAGCCATAAACTTTGAAGTTGTCAACGTCTTCATATCGTTTCATAAACTCGGTAGCATCGCGCATTGTTCCCTGTAACACAGGCGCAAGTGATTGACCATCCAAGGTTTGATACGCAGCATCTTTTGTGCCTGCCGGCAGATACAATGTTGGATTGTATTCAACCTTATCAGTAAACCTCTTGCCGTTGTTGTAACCACGAACAAGAATATTATTGCCAAGTTTAGAGAAGTGTGTGTAAAATTTCATTAAATAATGATAGATTGCTTTTTAGGCATAACTATACCTGAACTGTATATCTCATTATACTTGTTTTCAATCTCAGGCGCAACCGAAACATCATATATTATATTGGCACGATTGATATCTACCCTTTTCTGTTCTGAAAAGATAAGCATAGGTTGCATTTGAAGACTTGCTTTACCATTCGGCGCCATTGCGATTGCAAGTACACATGGATTTTCGATTGAAATTAAATCGGCACTACGTTCTGTAATTTTACCAACAATCTCTTCACCTGTGCTCAATTTTAAAATTCTAAGTTCATTTTGCATAATATATCTCCATAATTAAAAATGGGTGCCATTGCGGCACCCATGCTGTTATTTAAAACACTTTACGTGACATTCGCTCAGTCCAACGATTCAGTTAAGAATTGTTTAGTAGATTTTTTAGTTTTAGATTCAACATCATTAACTTCAATCTTCTTAGGTTTCTTATGTTCTGGAATGATTCGTTCTAAAGCAATCTTCAACATACCATTAATCAAAGCTGCATCTTGAATTTCAATTTGGTCATCAAGTGCAAATATACGAGTGAATGCACGATTAGCAATTCCTCTGAACAAGAAATTGTCTCCGTCATCTTTCGTATTACCAGCAACAATGAGTTTGTTGTCTTCTAACGTGATATCAATTTCTTGTTTACTGAAACCAGCAACAGCAATTTCAATCACGTAAGTATTATCACCAGTCTTGCGAATGTTGTATGGTGGGTAGTTTGGAATGTTTTTAGTCACATCATTATGAATTTTTGCTAGCCGATTGTATTGCTCATCAAAGCCGACAAAGAATTTATCAAAGTCTTTCAGACCTGGACCGCCAAAGATAGCGGGAATTGGTGTGTGTCCCATTTTGTATCTCCTCTTACTTTGATGTTGAAAATGCTTTCTTAGCATCAAAAGAGTATGCAGACATGCCAAGAGTTGTAAAAAACGTATTGACTTCTACTGCGACAGCTTTTGCGTAAGATGTTTGCGCTTCAATGAAAGTATTGAGGGGTTTTGCAAGTTCTTCATTCTTTACGAAATTTTTGACGAATTGCGTTTTCGTGCCTTGAAAAGTATCGATAGCACTATTGATGTTATGTAACATAGTTTGCTCCTATTAAGCGAGTTAAAAATAAAATTTGATACCCCGAAGGCGTATCATTAAAGTCCTGCTTACTGAATACAGGGGTGCCATATCGTTGCACCAGCATTAGACGCTCCTAAGGTAGAAGAGCCATTAACGTTCCCATCCCTGAGATACGTTTATTTATAAGACTTATTAGGCTTGACCAATCATTCTGCGTGAAACAAAATAAGTTGTGTTGCCTTGCGTGTTCATGTCTTTACGAACCTTGTAGCCGCTTTGGCGCAACTCGCTAATACGAGCCCGAAGGTTTTTGATGCCGAACAAAGATTTAGCTTGTGGTGCAGAGATTCCACGACCAGTACCACGCAAGTACGATACCAAGAGTTCTGTCTGTGTTTTGCTTGAATTTACAAATGCCATTTTAAATACCTCATTAATTAATGATAAAAAAGGATGCTAAAAATTATTTCTTAGCATCTGGTTTAGCTTCAGCTTTTTTAGCTTCAGCTTTTTCAGCCTTCTCTTTTGGAGTAATCACTTTGGGACGTGGTTTATCTTTAGAGGCTGCTGTAGATGCGGGTGCAGGCGCAGATGCTGCTGTCACAGACTTGTCGGCAGGTTTCTTTTCTGCTGGTTTATCTGCCGCAACGGCAACTAGGGAGAGAGTAGTGAGTGCTACTGCTGTCAATGCTGTAATGGATTTCATAGAATCTCCTAATTTGTTTTGAGATGTTATTATCTCATAGTGTGTGTCATTTGTCAAGTGCTTAACGTTCACCAGTTGACTGGTAATTGTCGTCTCTTTTTTTAGTTCCGATATTATATTTAGCCGTCAATAACCATTCATTCTTTTCTTTATAAGATATAATTTTGATTTGAGACAATGGCGCAATTGGTTCTAATGAATTTTTAGAAACAATTTCAATCAGTCCCCATTCGGCCAATAAATTGCTAATTGTGTTTCTTCTTGCTAAATCATTCTCTTCAAAGTCTGTTGGTTTGCCATCTAATGCAAATAATTCTTTGAAATGTACAATATAATATTTACCTTTTTTGTGTAGAATATGACATGATTGGTATAGAGTTTTATCTTTTCTGGATGCCACGCCTATTCTTGTCAATGTTTCTTTCACTTTAAGAAAATTATCTTCTTCTTTTAATCTTACTTCAAGTAAGTCCTCAATATTCACCGCCATTCTTCTTCTCCTTAGACTTCAAGCCACCTTTTTCTAATTTTTGTCGCATGATTTTAAGCTGGTCAGAGGTTATGAGATTTTGCACTTGTTTAGCTTTAGCATAACTATAGCCAAAATATTCTGAAATCACATTAATGTCCTCAACTATTTCATTTTTAAACCACTTACTGAAGCGTTTTCGTGGTCTAACGGTATTTAGTAAATACAAAAATTGAGGTTTGTTGTCAAGAAGATGACGGCAGTTCATTTCGTTTGCATAGAATACAGTGTCTGAGAAGTAAGATAGTCCTCTATTAACGATGAACGCCTTGTAATCTTTTTCAGCCAGTTCATCATTGTCGGTGTCAACCATCAAATTTTCTTTTGATTGATTGATAGCATTTAGGTAATCAAATGGTGTCACTTAAACTCACAATCAATCATCACTTCAGTTAAGAAAGCGACAAAGTTAATTTCTTGGTCAACGACAAATGCAGACTTGTATTGATATTCAGCAAGCAATAGAACCATACGCCCAACAGAATTAGGATTCAAACATTCATTACTGCTATCAAAGATTCGTCTGAATAGTACTGATGGTTCATTGTCTAGATTCTCTGCAACCCACTTACGCATACCCGTGAAATCATTTGCTTTCAATCTTTCAAATAATGCCTTGAAATTGTCACTTGAAATATTTGCAAGAATTCCAGTATCAATCTTACCTGTAGCAGAGTAACGTTGCAGTTCATTAATAACACGCCTCCAATCAGGAAAGTGTTTCATAATAAGTTCAGCAACAACTCGTTCTTCAAACTCTACATTTTCTTTTTGCAGAATACCAGTCACACGTTTCATAAAACGACCAGCAAGTTTTGGTCTGTCTGATGTGTTTATCTTGAATTGTACAACGGAGCATCGGCTGTGGAGTGGTGCGATGATACGATTAAGAAAGTTGCAAGTAAGG